CATTGAACTTGCTGATCGATACTACCAGTGGGTCACAAAGCCCACCGATTCCCTCATGCAAAATAAGGAACGGAAACGGACAACCAGATCCTGACCCGTACTTCTTCTGCTTCCTATCGGAATCCTGAGACATCAGACATCTGATGTAGGACAACTCCAATCATAGGCATGAGATCAATTCTCATCTCAGGTTGGATTATGTCTAATCAGGTAACGACTGCTTTTGTTCAGCAGTACTCCCAGAATCTAGCTCACCTCGCCCAACAGAAAGGATCACGCTTGCGTGGTTTGGTGCGAACGGAAGGGGTCCGAGCAAAACAAGCCTTCTTCGATCAGATCGGTTCTCAAACTGCTTCCGTCCGGACAACCCGTGGAGCAGACACGATCATCAACGATACGCCTCATGCCCGAAGACGAGTGACTTTGGCAGACTACGAGGTAGCAGATCTGATTGATGATCAGGACAAACTCCGAATGATTGTCGATCCGACTTCTTCGTATGCACAGGCTCAGGCTTTTGCAATCGGTAGAGCGATGGACGATGTCATCATCAGTGCAGCAACCGGAACTGCGTATACGGGCGAAACCGGAACAACTTCGGTGACTCTCTCCGGATACAACAGTGGTTCTCAGGTGATTGCTGCTGGTGGAACTGCGATGACCATCGCTAAACTTCGGGAAGCCAAATTCATTCTGGACAACGCTGATGTTGATCCGAGCATCCCTAGAGTGATCGTAGTCTCTCCGAAGCAGATCCAGGATCTGTTAGCGACCACGGAAGTCACCAGTTCTGATTTCAACACCGTAAAATCTTTAGCCCAAGGCCAAGTCACTGACTTTCTTGGCTTTAACTTCGTGACCTCTACTCGGCTAGGCTTGTCTGGTTCTACCAGAAGTTGCTTTGCTTACGCAGTAGACGGAGTCCTGTTGGCAGTAGCCAAAGATTTGACGGTCAGAATCGATGAACGTCCTGACAAGTCCTACGCCACCCAGGTCTATGCTTGCATGTCCATCGGGGCAACTCGGATGGAAGAGACCAAGGTTGTTCAAATCGATTGTGTTGAATCTTAATAACGGAGTTCACTAATGGCTGTTACCACTCAAAAAACTACCGAGTACACCAATGCTACGGCTGATCCGGTAGTCAACAACGAGTCAACCGAATTCCAGGGTCGACTCCGTGTAATGTTCTTCACCCATGACCAGGACGGTGCTGGGGATGCTACCTCTTCAGTAGCCATCGGGAAACTTCCGGCAGGACGAGTACGAGTTCTGTTGGGTCTTTCTCGCATGTACTGCAACTGGACCACTTCTTCGGCGACCTTGGATCTTGGTTGGGATGCTTACACAGACGGGGATAACACAGCAGTTGCTGCTGATCCTGATGGTCTGATCGATGGTCTCTCAGTAGATACTGCAGGGTACTTCAACATGGAAGGTGCTTTAGCCGGAATCAAGGCCACTGGCGGAACCTATGTCTTTCAGTCAATGGGAGGTGTAGTGATCCGAGCAACCAGTCAGGATACGGCTATTGCCGATGGAGATGATCTGGTCGGTTACATTGTCTATGTGATTGACTGATGTCTTCAGTAGTTCAGATCTGTAATATCGCACTGACGAATGTCGGTGAGACCAAAATTGCAGCACTGAATGAAGAGAACGAGAGGGCCAGAGTTGTCAATCTTCGCTACGAAGACTGTCGAGACTCGGTCCTCCGGTCTCATCCCTGGAACTGTGCAGTCAACCGAGTAGAACTCTCTGCCGATGTCAGTGCTCCCGTGTGGGGTTATGCCAAACGCTTTGCTCTACCTGCTGACTGTCTCCGAGTTCTGGACATTGAAAACTACTTTGAAGAATACGAAGTCGAGGGTCGGTACATTCTGACCGACAGTACTTCAGTCAAACTGAAGTACATCAAAAAGATTACTGATCCGAATGATTTCGATTCTTTGTTGGTCCATGCCATTGCGCTCAAGTTAGCTTCTGAGATTGCAGAAAATCTGACAGGTCGAGCGGATCTTCGGGACAGGATGTTTACGAAGTATCTTCAGATTCTTTCAGAAGCTAGAGGAGTCGATTCTCAGGAGAGGTCGATGCCTGTCGAGTTTGTAGCCGATGGTTTGATCAATGCCCGTTTGGTCGGTTCTCAGCCCAGAAGAGCCAAGTTTTCCAGTGAGGTGTAGATGAGGATTCAAGCACTTCAGTCTTCCTTTGCAGATGGGATGATCTCTCCGAGAATGCAGGGGATGGTGGAACTGGAGTCCTATCGATCTTCCTTGGCTCTTCTTGAGAACATGGTCGTTCTTCCCCAGGGTTCCGTAACTCGGAGACCAGGGACGTTCTTCGCCAACAGCACTCCTTCCAATGCCCAGGTCCGTTTGGTCCCGTTCAATCGGGGTCAAGGGACTTCGGTCATCCTAGAATTCTCCAATAACTTACTTCGTTTCTATGCAAATGATGGAATCATCGAATCCGGTGGTTCTCCCTACGAAGTCGTTACCACATATACTACGGCTCAGTTAGCCGATCTCAGTTTTACTCAGTCTGCTGATGTCCTCTTCATCTGTCATCCGACTCATCCTCCGAGAGAGTTAAAGCGTTTAGACGTTGCCTCATGGACCTTGACGGAACTGGTTTTAAAGGACGGTCCTTACTTTCCGGTCAATACCGAAGACACTACGATGACGGTTTCTCTAGCAGCAGACGGGGATTGGCCTGGTACCAGTTTTACCAATTCAACGTTGGAAGCTGAACAAGTCATTACGGTCACAGCATCGAATGTCGATGATGGCACAGACTCGTTTACTTCCAGTAATCATCCCTTTGTCAATGGTCAGAAGGTTCGTTTCACAGGTGGTACTTCAATAGTTGGAGTAACAGCAGGGACCGATTACTACATTGTCCAAGCTACTCAGAACACCTTTAAACTCTCGACCTCCTCCGGTGGCACTCCTGCAGATATCACCACGGTTCCAACTACAGACCTGATCTTCTTCCAAGACATTGTCGGTAAGAATGCCTACATCAAAATACTGGCTTCCGATACCACCGGAATCAATCTGGACCTTGGTTTCCAGAGCACTGATGTCGGACGAGTCATCCGCTTGAACCTGCAGGTTGCGCCACAAATAAAGTGGGGATATGCCGAGATCCTGGAACTGGACAGCAGCAATCCGACCACC